TCAGACCACGAAGGCATTTACTTTCCTGTCATCCAAGACAAAGCCAATAGGATAAGAGCTGTCACGCGTTGGCTCCTTGACTTGCACGAAGGGATCATTACCCACGTGAAGCATCCCGCTTACTTGTAAGTAGCGGCTGTATTGGTCAGCCAAAGGCAACTTGCTCCCTACACTATTGTTTTCGCTCATAACATTCTCCGAGGGCATCATCATTGTCCTAAGGTCTACTCAATGCTCTGCAATGGACTCAAGCTCAATAGCCTCTGCCTATCGGCGCGAGCCAACGTCCTGTTGAGCACGAAGTCTCTTTGTTTGTGCTTTTGAGGAGACTAGACACACAGACCTCCAGCGGCAATCTGTGGAATGTTGTTTGTATCGACCGTTCACATAGTCTCTTGACCATTGAGACAGAAACAAAAAAACCACAACATGTTGTGGTGGGTGCGACTTCACCCCCCAATTTTTGGCTCGTCGAATTCTGAACCAAGAGCCTCGGCCCAATGTGGGGCGTTACTCAAAAGTGAATTTGCGCAAGTCCGATACGCTTGACGCCAACCGTTAGTACTTTTGCTAAGCGCGTATCTTCCGTCTCATTTGATGAGACCGACTACTGGGAAAGTCGGCCCATGCTTTCGCTCCCATCGCCTCACACCTATGCCCACTTGGTGGGATCTGCTTGCCTTGAGCCAGCCCGTCTCTGCCTGCCTGTCAGTGCGCTCCGGATCCAGCTCGGCTTTCCTTCACCCGCCGAAGATTTCCAAGACGACGAGCTCGATTTAAACAGGGTGTTGATCCGGAATCCGCTGGCGACGTTCCTGTATCGAGCCGAGGGCTGGAACATGATCTTGGCCGGCGTCTGTGACGGGGACATCCTTATAGTGGATCGTTCAGTGAGTCCGATCAATGGCGACATGGTGCTGGCCATCTGGGACGGCAATCAGCCGGTCTGCAAGATCCTTCAGGTCGCGGTCGACCACATCGAGCTCCACAGCCGCAGCCCACACTGCGCGCCGATCGTCCTGCCGCCAGGCACAGAGGTCGAGGTGTTCGCGGTCGTGGGCGTGGTCCGCCAGGTCACGCGCGCTCATTCCCGCGCTGGCCGCTGATGTTCGCGTTGATCGACGGCAACAACTTCTACGCCAGCTGCGAGCGCGTGTTCCAGCCCGAGCTGCGTGGCAGGCCGTTGGTCGTGCTGAGCAACAACGATGGCTGCGCCATTGCGCGATCGGACGAGGCCAAGGCGCTAGGCGTGACGATGGGACAGCCCATCCACAAGGTGCCCACGCAGATCCGCCGGCGGCTGGCGTTGCGCTCCGCAAACTTCGGTCTGTACGGCGACATCGCCTCACGCATCGGCGCGATCCTTCGCCAAGCCGCGCCGCGTGTGGAGGTGTACTCCATTGACGAGTCGTTCCTTGACCTGGCCGGGATCCGCGATCGCCGGCAGCTCGCGGTCGACTTACGCAGGCGCGTTCACCAATGGACTGGCATCCCGAACTGCATCGGCATCGCGCCGACGAAGACCCTGGCCAAGTTGGCCAACCGGGTCGCCAAGGATGCGGCGCGCAAAACGGGCAGCTACCCGGCCGATCTAGCCGGCGTCTGTGACTTGGCAGCGCTCAGTGCAAGCGAGCTCGATGCCGTGCTGCGGGCCACGTCAGTTGGCGACCTCTGGGGCGTTGGTAGGCGCTGGAGCGCCAGGCTGCAGGCACGCGGTGTGTATACGGCAGCGGATCTGCGGGATGCAGCTGCAGACGACCTGCTAGCGGAGTTCGGAGTGGTGATGGCGCGCACGCAGCGCGAGCTCCAGGGCCATGCCTGCCTCGAGCTCGAGGAGGTTGAGCCAGACCGGCAGCAAATCATGGTCAGCCGGTCGTTCGGGACGTGGGTGAGCGATCCGCAAGATATGTCAGAGGCGCTGGCCACCTTTGCCATGCGTGCCACCGAGAAGCTGCGAGCCCGCGGATTGACGACGTGCGCGATTGGCATCTTCGCCGAGACGGATTCGTTCACGCCAGGCGCACCACAGCACAACCCATCGCGCACAGCCCCACTCGCCTCCGCCACCTCTGACAGCCGCATCGTGCTCACGACTGTACGCCGGTTGTTCCAGGGCTTCATGCGAGAAGGCTTCGCCTACAAGAAGGCCGGCGTGTGCCTGATGGATCTAGCAAAGCCTGAAGACCTGCAGGGCGACCTATTCACTCCAGCTCGCATCGGCGACGAGAAGCTTATGAGCGCCTTGGACGCTATCAACCGACGCTTCGGGCGGGGTACGGCCGGCCTCGGTGCAAGCGGATGGCAGAACTCTCCAGCATGGGCCTCGCGGCAAGAGCTCTTGTCGGGACGCTTCACTACCTCACTGGCAGATCTTCCGCGCGCCACGTGCTGACGGCGCGCCAGCAGGCCTGACTCAGGCAGCTCGGTCTAGTCGAACTTCTGCGGCACCCTGCAGGCGTTGCCAACCACGCGAGGCGGGCGGTCAGTGCGCGAGTGCTCAAGCGTGGGCGCAAGGCGGTAGTTGGAGCCCCCTTACAGGCCCCTGATGGGAAATTTTCGGGATGACCATCGGAACAAGGTAATTTAGGTAATCCGCGCCAAGAAGCGCCACAATCTCCATATCTATCAATAGCTTATTTAACAACATCAAAGGTAATTAAAGGGTAATTGGGAGGTAACGGGATTACCTTTTGGGAAGGTAATCAAACTCCCAAAAAATACTCTTAAATTTCAATCACATAACTTTTTTACGGGAGGCTGATTACCTTAAATCACCCCAAAAGGTAATCTGTAATTTCCCTGTTGCATCAATCGCTTAGATCCTGTTTCAGGTCGCCGATTACCGATTACCTGGTTCCGATGGTCATTTGCCGAAATGCACTGGGAGGCCCAGCCAGGGAACGCATCGGCACCCTGCCCGCAGAGACCCCAGGAGCGCAGGGATCTGCAGGGAAGAGAGCCCCCCTGAATCTCATTGATCCGTAGCTGCAGCGCGGCCTGGGCCGGCCCCGCAGGGGTGCAGCGAAAACCATGCATGAAGACCGCAGGCGTGGCGGGGCGACGATTGCGCGCGCCAGGGGTAGCGCCATTCGCAGACGTCGGAGTTTTCCTACTGCGCCCGATGTAGAAGGCAGGCACCATGAGGCCCAGGTCGGAGCGCCGTTACTCCAGGGTGCGTTGGACGGCCGCATCGAGCTTGAGCGTGGCTCCACACGGTAGGTACGGGGTCCTACCTGACCGCGCTCCAAGAGGTACACGATGGATGAGACAATCGAGCCCATGAATATGAACGAAGCCAGATAAGTCGTAGGGAGCAGGCCCCAGAGAGGCGAGTTCTACACCCTCAGTCCTGACATGCGTGGAAGCCAAGGCCACGGCGTCGTGCTCGAGAACAAAGCGGACTTCCCTCTGCCCAGGCATTCAATGACCTGTTCGGTTAAACCACAGGCGAATTTTTGCCAATAGCCCACCGCAGCATAGCCATAAGCAATGCCATCAAAGTGACTTCATGAGTCTCACGTTATAGCGAAAAGTGGGGAAGTTCAGCAGGGTATTTAGCAAGCCGCCAAGCAGCCCGGAATAAATTTTCCACCTTTAGACATAACGCACTAAATTCAATCAGCGGATCACTTTTAGCATTCTCGCCACCAGCCCCGTAGGAGGGCCGGCCGATTCGGATTGTTCTGACGGGCCCGTTAGCAGTAGAAACTTCATCCAAGGTTATCGATGAATAATCAGGATCGCCGGCCATTGGCACTGAATGCAGCAACTTGTTTCTTACCAGACCCAGCAGACGAAGCCATCCAGGGTTTTCTTTGGTGCCAATTTCAGCCAACAGCAATGCGACTAATGGATTATCTCTAGCTTCTGAATTAATTGGCTTACTTAACCAATCCTCAAGTCGCGCCAGGTCATTGATATTGGATTTTGCTCCCACATGAATTGCAGCAACTCTTGCCAAATGATCACGGGCGCTACAAAGTTCCGCAGCCACCGAATGAAAACTTGAGTGTATATTTGTCAAGTGGGTGTTGGAAAACCATTTTCCCACCTTAGCTCCATCTTCAATCGCCCATCGCAATTGATCATGATAGCTATCAGAAATATTTTTAATGCTCGTACCGGCGGCTTTTAAGTGCCTGCATATAAATTCAGCCGAATTTGAATACTCTTCATCCCCTGCTTGGCTGGCCTGAAATGATATCGCCTCCCAAGTTTCTGCGGCTGAAAGTTTGCTTACGACATCTCGCGCGCAAAACTCAAAAACTTCCATCTGAATGCGCTCATCATCCGGACTATTTCGATATTTGGCACACATTCCGACCATTTGCGCACCGCACTCCGTGACAAATCGCAGATTGGCAGCAGGATCTTTAAACACAACCGAAGCGCATTTATTACCGACAGGCAGCGGAAAAACACTCCACCCCTCCTGAGTCTGAAATGCACGAAGCCCACCGGTAAAATGGACCTCTTGCGTAGTGTACGTTTTGCTTATTTTAAACTCAGTTATCTTTAGGCTCACCTGACAATTCCTACGCTCCTAGTCCCCCGGATGGTGTGGAATTTTTTTCGAAAAATCAAATATTCGCTATTTCTTAAAAAATAAAACCCGAAAGCTATTGCAAAGCAGCCGCCCGGATGAGGCGGCTTGCGGTGGGTGCACGAGTTAAGTGTTATGAGGCTGTCAGCCGGTCACGGGCCACAGCTGTGTATCGGTCCGTCATCTCAATGCCGACCGCCTCCAAGCCTTCCAGTTGAGCAGCCACCAATGTAGTGCCGGAACCCGCGAACGGATCAAGCACGCGACCACCTGACTCGCAGATCCGCACCAGCTGCCGCATTAGCTCGGTGGGCTTGCCGGTCAGATGATGCTTATCAGCCTTGCGCACCGACTCACGGATGACACCTGGCAGCACAGGCGCGCGACGCTCCAGCGGCATATTGCCTTTGCTGCCCCACACGATGTATTCGGCCTGGTTGCGGAAGCGACCCAGCTGCGGGCGCACGCCTTCGGTCTTGTCCCAGACAGTGATGCCGCGCCAGGTGAAGCCGGCGATCTGCAATGCGTCGGTGGTCAGCGGCAGCTGCCGCCAGTCGGTGAACAGCAGGACCGGCGCGCCGTCCTTGAGCACGCGCGCACACTCGGACAGCCACAGGTGCATCCATTTCAGGTGCGAGCGTTGGTCGCGCTCGTCACCAACGAAGTCGGCATGTCCGCCATCCCGGCAGTACTTGGCCGACGGCGGCCGTGCCCTGGCAGCGGCGGTCAGGCCGCCACTCGCATACGGCGGATCAGTGATCAGCGCGTCGAACGAATTCGCTTCGAGCGTAGGCAGGATGGTCAGGGCGTCGCCCTGCAGGAGCTGGTTTTTCATGGTGAGAGCCTTCTTGGATTCGCTCGCGGCGATCGGAGGTGAGGCTCTCGGCCTTCAGGTGATTGAGCGTGCCGCAACGTGGGCACTTGATCTGGATTTCATCGAAGGCGCCGGCCTTGCACAGCAGGCGGGCGCATTCGCCACAACGGAGGTTCTTGAGCATTGCGTGATCTTGCGGTGGGAAAGGATTACGCGGCCGCTGGAGGCGCGTAGGGAGTGAAGGCGATGACCTCATCGCCCACCCAGTCGTTGATCTTCAGCATGCGTGCCTGCAGCGGCTCCAGCTCGTTGGCGGCCCAGACGGCAGCGGCTTCGCGGATAGACCCGAAGCCACCCGCGTTCTGCGGCACGATGCCCATGAGCTGGGGCGGAATGCGCAGCGCGGCCAGCATGTCGTCGCGGGTGATGCCCTTGATACCGCTGAACTCATCCTTGGCCGCCACCTCGCTGACCGGGATCAGCTTCAGCCCGTCTTTGTTCCCGCCGGGCGAATACAGAAACAGGTTGCGGAAGTTGCCCGGCCCCTTGGCGCCCTTCATCGCGGTGCGCAGCGCATCAACGTCTTCCTGGCTCTGCTGCGGGTCGGTCAGGTACAGGATGAAACCGGCGTGCGAGCCGTTGTTGTAGTACTTGCGGCGGAACAGCGTGGCTGACTCGTTGAGCAGCGCGGATTGCATCGCCGGCATCCACTCGGGCAGGCCGTAGAGCTCCTGATCGACATCGGCTTCGCGCAGCTGGAACACGCTGCCCGGCTCGAACACGTGCTCGTCGTGCCAGGTGCGCACCTGGAAGTACTCGCCCTCCGCAACACCGCGCCGCATGTACTTGGACAGCGGCGCAGCCAGCGACAGCGCGCCGCCCATGCGGTTGCGGCGCCGCTCAAGGTAGCCATTGCCCAGCGTGATCCAGTCCAGCGACAGCTGCTCGAAGGCCTCGCGTGTCAGTAGTCGGTGCGGCTTGAAGGTCCGCGCCAGCATGTTGCGCTTGAAGATCAAACCGGACTGCAGGAACGGATTGCTGCGCGTGGTCTTGGACAGGCCGTCCAGGGCCACCGGCGGCTCGTACCAGCGCCCGTTCTGCCAGCACTCCAGATAGTCCAGCACGCCGCGCCCATCGAGCACCGGCGTCGGGTCGCCAAAGGTAAAGGCCTCGGCGCGTGCGGGCACAGCAGGCGCTGCAGGCGCGGTGGCGGGCAGCTGGTCGGTCAACATCAAGAGATCTCCATGAAGCCGGAGTTGCGCGCGGTGCGCCCTTCCAGCGGTTCGTTCTGCAGCGCGTGGAACAGTGCCCACGCCAGGTCCGCGTGGCCGGTCTCTTCCGAGCGGCCAGCGGTGAAGGTGGATTGCCGGCCGCTGGCCGTCATGGTCTTGCGGATGGCCATCAACGACTGCGCCACGTCGGTCCAGCCGGCGTCGAACTCCAGCCGCCCGTTGTGGATCACGTCGAACGCCTTGAGCACCAGGCGCGTCTTGACCTCCGGCGAGTAGCTGAAGGTGACCAGATTCGGGAAGAACTGCTTCACCAGCTGCGCCACACCGCTGCCCATGCCGGTGGTGTCGATGCCGATATAGGTCACCCAGTACCGGCGCGTAATGCGCTCGATTTCAGCGGCCTGCTTGGCAAAGTCCATGCCCCGGAACTGGATCCGCTCCAGCAGCCGGAACTTGCCACCGGGCTGCTGCGGTGGCGCCAACACGACCAGGCCGGCAGTGTCGCCGGTCTCGGCCGGGTCGTAGCCGATCCACACCGCGCGATCGCCGTAGGGGCGTGCGGCGAAGGGCTTGTAGTCCTGGCCCCACTCGACCCAGCTGTCGACCATACAGGGCTGCAGCATCGCCAGCGGAAAAATGCTGGCGCCGTCGTCGACGAACTCGCACATCAACAGGTTTGCGAAGGCGTCCGGGCTGTATTCCTCGCGCAGCTCGTCGATGTCGAACAGGTCGCAGCCACGGCGCTGGGCGTCGAGGATGTTGACGATCTGCCGCCAGGCGCGGTCCTGGCAGCGGCGCCCGCCGGCCAGCGCGTCATGCGAGACATCGATCTGGATCCGTTGCGCGGCCGGCTTGCCCTTGTTGCGGCGCTCGCCGGTCCAGAACGTGTAGGCCTCGTGGGCCATGCTCGATGGCGTGCTGAAGTAGGTCTTGCGCCACTTCATGTGCATCGCCATGCCGCTGGCGACCTTGTTCAACTCGTTGAACCCGTAGGTCCAGAAGAACTCGTCGAAGTAGAAGTTGCCGTGGTAGCCCTGCGCAGTGCGCGCATTGGTGCCCAGGAAGAACAGCTCGGCGCCGTTGGGGAACACGATGGTGTCGCCGCCGGAGAGCGTCTCGTCGATTGTCTCGCGCACGAACTGCTGCATGTAGCCACGGAACAGGTGCGCCTGCGCCTTGGACGCACTCAGGAAGATCTGATTACGCCCGGTGGTGAGTGCGTCGATCAGCGCTTCGCGGGCGAAGTAGTACGTGGCGCCGATCTGGCGCGACTTGAGGATGATGCGGGTGCGCTCGTTGCCTGCCCGGTACCAGTCGCGTTGATAGTCGAAGCAGCCGTCGACGAACGCCGTGGTCAGCTGCTCGATCTGCTCCTCGGTGAATTCGTTGCGCTTGGGCTTCTTCTTGGGCGCAGCATTGCGATTGGCGACAGCCGGATTCAGGTCGGCCTCGTTGCCGCCGCCCTGGTAACGCTGGATGCGCGCCTGGCGCTCCAGCTGCCGGTGCAGCAGATCAATTTCCTTGAAGTCGCCGCCGGATTTTTCCGGCTTCATGATCAGCACCACCAGGCGCGCTTCCAGTGCTCCGCCGATACGCTCGACGTTATCTGCGCGATCCCACTCGTCACGCGACTTCCAGCTGTGTACAGTCTTCTCGTTCTCGCCGATGGCCTGCGCAATTTCGGTCACGCGCCATCCCATCCAGTACAGGAACTTGGCCTGTCTGCGGGTGTCCATCGGGAGCTGGGTGGCAACGCTTTGCATGCCGACCAGGGTGCGGCTCACCTCTTAATCCCGACAGTTGAACGACGCGTAATCGCCTTGTTTACATGGTGGTTTCATTGCTGCGCTGTGCGTCGCGTTTGACCATGAGTCATCGCAAACGCATCCAGCGCAGAGGACACCCATGTCGGGCAAGACCAAGAAGTTCCGTTCCAACTGGTTCCGCGTGGCCGTCGAAGGCGCCACCACCGATGGCCGCACGATTCAGCGCAGCTGGATCGACGACATGGCCGCCAGCTACAACCGCGAGACCTACAACGCCCGCATCTGGATCGAGCACATGCGCAGCCTGCTGCCGGACTCGCCGTTCCGTGCGTATGGCGATGTCATTGCGGTCAAGGCCGAAGAGGTGGAGATCGACGGCACCAAGCGTCTGGCACTGTTCGCCCAGATCGAGCCGACCGCCGACCTGATCACCATCAACAAGTCCAAGCAGAAGCTCTACACCAGCATCGAGGTGCAGGAGAAGTTCGCCAACACCGGCAAGGCCTATCTGGTCGGCCTGGCCGTGACCGATTCGCCGGCCAGCCTGGGCACTTCCATGCTCAGCTTCGCCAGCCAGAACCCCGACGCCAATCCGCTGGCCGATCGCAAACAGTCACCGGGCAACCTGTTCACCGTCGCCGAGGAAACCGCGCTGGAGTTCAGCGAAGTCAGCGATGGCCCGGTCGCCAACCTGCTTAGCCGGATCCGCACCGCGCTCAAGAGCGAGGACGCCACCAGCATCACCGCCGAGCAGTTCGCAGACCTGGGCCAGGGCATCGAAGAGATCGCCGAGCACGTGCACGGCCAGGACGAACGCTTCAACCGCCTGCAGGCCGAACACGCCGAGCAGAAGAGCAAACACGAGCAGCTGGCAAACGACCTGGCGCAGCTGCGCGAGTCGCTGTCGCAACAGCCCGACCCCGCACAGCCCGCACGCCCGGTGGTCACCGGCGGCGGCGCAGTCGTGCTGACCGACTGCTGATCCCACACCACACACACGCCGCAGCGCCACACCTTCGGAGCCACCATGCAAAACGCCACCCGCCTGCAGTTCAACCAGTTCGCCGAGCAGATCGCCGAGCTCAACGGCATCACCTCCGCGTTCCATTCCTTCGCTGTCGATCCGACCGTGCAGCAGAAGCTGGAAACGCGCATGCAGGAATCGAGCGAGTTCCTGTCCAAGATCAACATCGTCCCGGTGGACGAACTGTCCGGCCAGAAGGTGGGCATCGGCGTCACTGGCAGCATCGCCAGCCGCACCGACACCGGCGCCGGCAAGACCCGCACCCCGCGCAATGTCGCCGCACTCGACAAGAACGAGTACGTCGCCAAGAAGACCGACTTCGACACCGCCATTCCGTATTCGCTGCTCGATACCTGGGCCAAGTTCCCAGACTTCCAGGCGCGCCTGCGCGATGCGATCGTCAAGCGTCAGGCGCTGGACCGTCTGCAGATCGGCTTCAACGGCACGCACGCCGCTGCCGACACCAACCGCGACACGTTCCCGCTGCTGGAAGACGTCAACATCGGCTGGCTGCAGCAGTACCGCACCAACGCTGCCCAGCGCGTGCTGGCGAGCGGCAAGACGGCCGACAAGATGGTCATCGGCGCCGGCGATGGTGCGGACTACCGCAACCTCGACGCGCTTGTGTACGACGTGGTGAGCAACCTGCTGGACCCGTGGCATCGCAAGGATCCGAGCCTGGTGGTAGTACTCGGCCGCGACCTGATGCACGACAAGTATTTCCCGATGATCAACAAAGAGCAGCCGGCCAGCGAGAAGATCGCCACCGATCTGATCTTGAGCCAGCGCCGCGTCGGCGGCCTGCAGATGGCCGAGGTGCCGTACCTGCCGGACGGCGCGTTGATGGTCACCTCGCTGGCGAACCTGTCGATCTACTACCAGACCGGCGGCCGTCGCCGTTACATCCAGGAAGTACCCGCCCGCGATCGCATCGAAAACTACGAGTCCTCCAACGATGCCTACGTGGTCGAGGACTACGGCCTGGGCTGTGTGGTCGAGAACATCGAGATCGAGGCCTAAGCCATGGCCGACAGTCCCGCCAAGCGTCACCACAGCCGCGTGCTCGCCGAGCTGGAAGCGGCCCAGCGCGCACCACACCAGCTCATGGCCGGCGCCACCGCCTACGAGCAGCACATGGCGCAGCTGCAGAGCGATCGCCTGCGGCTGAAGCAGATCCAGTCCACCCAAGGCAAGGCTGCGCTCAAGGCGCAGCTGCTGCCGGCCTACGTGCCGTATTTGGCCGGCGTGCTGGCCGGCGGCAAAGGCGCGCAGGACGAGGTCGTCATGACGTGCATGGTGTGGCGCATCGATGCCGGCGACTATGTCGGCGCGCTGGAGCTGGGCGCCTATGTGCTCAAGCACGGCCTGCAGATGCCCGACCGCTTCTCTCGCACGGTGGGCTGCGTGCTGGCCGAGGAAGTCGCCGAGGCGGCGTTGTCAGCGCAGAAGACCGGCCAGACGTTCGATGCGGCCGTGCTGGCCGACACCGTCACGCTGACCGCCGAGCAGGACATGCCCGATGAGGTACGCGCCAAGTTGCACCTGGCACTCGCCCGCGCATCGCTGGCAGGCATCACCGATGAAACGCCAGCCGGCCAGGCGCAGCCCATCGTCGCCGCCGCTGTGGCCGACCTGCAGCGCGCCATTGCACTGCACGGCAGTTGCGGCGGCAAGAAGGATCTGGAGCGCGCCGAGCGCCTCCTGAAGAAGTTCAGCGCTGAGCCTGCAGGCGACAGCGCATAACCGAGCGTCCCCGCAACCCTCGCCGGCTCGGGGCCGATCCGCAGCAAGTCTTCGCTGCGGTGACGCCCCGACCACCGGCGATCTATTCCGAGCCATCCATGAGCGGATTCACGGCCACCGGCACCACCAGCACTGCGCCTGATGCGATCGCCAATGCGCCATTCTGGCCAGCGATCGCACCGGCCGAGCTGCGCGCCAGCATGCGCCTGGATGGCACCGTCACCGATGCGCGTCTGCGCCAGGCCATCGTTGCCGCAATGCTTGCGGTGAATGATGAGCTGGATGCCTGGGCGCAGGCACAACAGGCGGCCGGCTGGGCCGCATTGGCCGACGTGCCCAGCACCACCGTCGATGGCCTGTCGCGCCGCGTGCAGCTGTACCTGCGCGCCGTGGCATGTGCCACCGCCGTCGAGGTGGCCGAGCGTTACCGTAGCTTCGACGCCACCGACAGCGCCAACCAGCGCGCAGACGACCTGTCACCCAGCATCACCGAGTTGCGCCGCGACCAGCGCTGGGCGGTGCGCGACCTGCAGAACCTACCGCGCAGCACGGTGGAGCTCATCTGATGCGCGTGCATGCCATGCAAGGCGACACCGTCGACCTGCTGTGCTGGCGCCACCTGGGCAGCACGGCGGGCCTGGTCGAGCGCACCTACCTCCTCAATCCCGGCCTGGCCGAACTGGGCGCCGTGCTGCCGCATGGCACGCCAGTGGAGTTGCCCGAGGTAACCACCACCACAGCGGCGATGACGCCGCTTGTGCAGCTATGGGACTGATCTGATGACCGAACCCACCTCCGTATCGAGCGGCTTTTTGATCGCCACCGGTGTGGGCCTTGCCTCTGTGCTGCCTGGCATCGACGGCGATGCGCTGATCGGTGCCTTCGCCGGCGGCGCGCTCTTCGTGGTGTCCGCCGCCAAGCAACCGCTGCTGGCGCGGCTGATCTATTTCCCGGTGAGCGTGATCGCCGGCTACCAGCTTGCTCCGGAAATCTTGCGCTGGTTGCCGATCAAGTCCAGCGGTGTGGCCGCCTTCGCCAGCGCGGCGTGCGCCATCACCGTCACGCTGGGCCTGATCGAAAAGAGCAAGTCCTTCGACTTTTCCTTCCTACGTCGTGGAGGTCCGCCCAGTGCATAGCCTGGTCACCGTCCTGACGTTGATGGCCTCGCTCGCCATCTGCGTCCGCCTGCTTACCTACCACCGGCCCGTCGATGCACGCCATCGACGCGGCGCGGGCTGGTGCGCGTGGCTGCTGATCGCCAGCACCGGCGGCCAGGCACTGCACATCCTGCTGGCCGGCGCCGGCTCGCAAGTCAGTCTCTGGCACCTGGGCACGTTGATCGTGCTGGCGGTGCTCACCTACCGCGCCCAGGGCAATGTGGCGCGCATCCTGAAGGTCGATTGATGTTCACCGATACCCAGCTCGCCTCGATCATGCAGTGCTCACCGCAACGCGCACAGCGCTGGCACGGCCCACTGCTCGCCGCCGCCAACCGCTTCGGCATCACCACCAAGCGCCGCGCCGCGCATTGGCTCGGCCAGGTCGGACACGAAAGCCTCAGCCTCTCGCGCATGGAAGAAGGCCTGACCTACACCACCAGCGCTCGGCTGTTGGAGGTGTATGGCGCGCGTATCACACCGGCCCAGGCGCCCAAGTTCCTGCGCAATCCGGTCGGCCTGGCCAACTTCGTCTACGCCGACCGCCTGGGCAATGGCGACGCCGCCAGCGGCGACGGTCACCGCTACCGGGGCCGTGGCCCGATGCAGCACACCTTCCGTGGCAACTACCGCCGTGTCGGTGAGCTGATTGGCCTGCCGGTCGAAGACCAGCCCGACCTGCTGATGCAGATCGAACCAAGCGCACTGGGCGCGGCAGCGTACTGGCACGACAACGGCCTCAACGCGCTGGCCGATGCCGGCGACGTGCTGGGCCTGGGCCGCAAGATCAACCTGGGCAACGTGCGCGCCAAGCGCTTGCCCGAAGGCCACAGCGATCGCGTCACGCGCACCAAGCGCGCCCTGCAGATCCTGGGCGTGAGCTGATGGTCACGCGCCTGATCATCCTGCTGGCGCTGATTGCAGTGCTCGTCGGCGGCTGCGTGTGGCAGGAGCGGCGCGTCAGCGCCGCGCAGACAGAGCGCGATGCCGCGCTGCAGGCCAAGCACCGGGCCGAGGCGGAACGCGACAGCGCCAAAGGCTCCACCACCGTCGTGACGCAGTACGTCGACCGCGTGCAGATCGTGCGCGAAGCCGGCGCCACCATCACCCGCGAGATCCCGATCTATGTCACTCAGAAAGCAGACGCTGCTTGCGCTATCCCTGCTGGCTTTGTGCGGCTGCACGATGCCGCCGCCTCGGGCAACCCTGCCGGGCCGGCCACCGGAGATCCTGATGCGCCGGCCGCCGGCATTACGCTCTCTGCCGTCGCCTCCACTGTCGCCGACAACTACACCAGCTGCCACGCCACCGCCGAGCAGCTGAGCGCGCTGCAGGACTGGGTCGACCTGCACGCACCGGAGCCGGCGCCGTGATCAAGCCCGCCAGCCTGCGCGCGCATCTGGTCGCGGCCTTGCCGAATCTGGCCCGCGATGCCGACCGGCTGCTGGTGTTCATCGACGCCGGCAGCCTGGTCAGCACGTTCCAGCCGGGGCTGTCGTTCGAGTACCAGTACACGCTCAACCTGATCTTGACCGACTACGCCGGCCACCCGGACAGCGTGATGCTGCCGCTGCTGGAATGGGTGCAGGTCAATGAGTCCGAGCTGCTGTCCAGTCCGGCGCGCCGTGGCGACATCGCCTTCGAGGCCGACATCCTCGCGAACGATGCCGTGGATCTGTCGATCAAGTTGCCGCTGACGGAACGTGTCGTGGTGACCGCAAAGGATGGGGGCGGCTACGACATGACGCATGCTCCCGAGCCGGCGATCGATCCCACATGGATGAGCTGACCGCGCTGGAGAACTGGGCCGCGCCGCTACTGGCGCGCCTGCAGCCGGGCGAACGCCGCACGCTGGCCCGCAAGATCGGAACGGAACTGAGGCGCTCGCAGAGCAAGCGCATCGGCAAGCAGCAGGCGCCCGATGGCTCACCTTATGCACCGCGCAAGCAGCAGTTGCGGCAGAAGTCAGGGCGCGTCAAGCGCGTCAAGATGTTTGCCAAGCTGCGGCAAGCGAAGTTCCTCAAGGTCAGCGCCAGTCCCGACCAGGTGAGCGTGGGATTTGTGGGGCGCGTGTCGCGTATCGCGCGCGTGCACCAGGACGGCCTGAGCGAACGGGTGCGGCCTAGTGGTCCGAGGGCGCGTTACGAGCAACGCGTGCTACTTGGTTTTGGGCGCGATGACCTGACTGACCTTAGAGGGCTTATGCTGAGCCACCTCAACGGCTTATGAGATATCCAGTGCGAGCAGCCGCTTCCGATGAAATGATCATCAATGCACTCCAAGGAACGGGATTCATATTGGAGCATAAAGTAGCAATGGAACTTCAAAAAAATAAATGGAATACCATCAACGGAAGATATTACCTAGATGACGTAGATGGCCGAGCTCGTGAACTTGACTTGATTGCGTACAAAGTAACGAAAGGCGAAGACATTGATATCGCCACCGGCGTCTTAATTAGCTGCAAAAAAGAAGCAAAGAATACTGTTGCTTTTTTGAGTAGAAAACGACCCAAAGTTGACCCTAACGCAGACTGGGAGCCCGTCCATTGGTGGACGAAGTCCGAACCAATTAATTCCTACCTGCTATCAGAAAAATGGAAAGCAAAATATCTCGACTGCGACCCCAATATAAAACAGAAGATGTTAAGCCCCAGCAGGGATATATTTGCATTTCAACTCGTTAGTGAAGGGGGCACGCCACAGAACGACAAACCAATATTCGATTCTGTAACTTGTCTCATGAAGGCCCTAGATCACGAAATAACCCGGTTTCAAGCGAAATCGAAAAGAACGACACGTATATACCAATTTATCCTTTGCACAATTTTTGACGCTCCAATGGTAGACGTGCAGTACGAGCACTCCCCAGCAAAAGTATTACAGACTCCTCGCATTACCTATTTTTCGAAATATATAGTTAATAAAAGAGATAGCTCTGCGCTTATTCATTTCATTAGATTCGAGGAGCTTAATAAATTTCTTGGTGACTTAAACTCACTTCATAAACACAATGCAAAATTTTTCACAGACCAAGTGAAGGAGGCCTATGATGCAATAAAAACATCACCTCAAGTGAGAAAGTATTTCTCATCACATGCCGGCTGGGAATTCAAGCTAATCATCAACAGAAGAAGACGCAAGCTTACAAGAAACACGAAAAAAATTGAGGAACTTAACTTTGGCTATTACGGTGATCAACTTCAGATAGAGGTTGACGCATCTGAAGACACGGTTAAATCACTAAATAATGACAAGGAGACCCGAGGCGAGATAGCAAAACTACTCAAAGAAAAGCTGAGATACACAGGTAAATTCAATATAGAAGAAGGCATTCCCTTCTAATGTATTAAGCCGTGCTACAAAGTCACCAGCTTCTGCAAATCGGTGTAGAGGGCATCATATGAGCTAACCGAAGCAGGCTTTTATGGCATCTTTTACCGCGGTCGATCTCTCCAAGCTCCAAGCCCCAGACCTCATTGAGGCGCTGGATTTTGAGGCGATCTTTTCCGAGGCACTGGCCCAGTTTCGCAGGGTAATGCCGGAGTTCTCCGCACTCACCGAGGCGGATCCGGTCTACAAGATCCTGCAGCTGTTCGCAGCCCGCGAGTTGCTGATCCGCCAGCGCGCCAACGACAAGGCCCAGCAAACCATGCTGGCCTTCGCCACCGGCACCAACCTCGATCACCTGGGCGCATTGTTTGGCGTCGCGCGCCTGGTGCTCGATCCGGGCCTACCGGAGAACGGCCTTCCACCGACCTACGAATCGGACGCGGACTTCCGCCGCCGCATCCAGCTGGCGCCGGAGGGCTTCAGTGTTGCCGGCCCCGAGGGCGCCTACATCTATCACGCGCTCAGCGCGGCAGCCGATGTCATGGACGCCAGTGCCACCAGCCCCGCACCTGGGCAAGTGCTGGTCACCGTGCAATCGCGCACGGGCGACGGCACCGCGCCGCAGGAACTGCTCGATCAGGTAGCTGCGGTGCTAACTGACGCCGACGTGCGCCCGTTGACCGACGAGGTGGCTGTCCAAAGCGCTCAGATCGTCCTATACGCCATTCGCGGGCGCGTCTACACCTACGCTGGCCCCGACTCGGCGGTGGTCATGCGCGAGGCTATGCGCAGCTTGCTGGCCTATCTTGCCGAGGCCCACCGCATCGGCCGCGACGTCCCCGAGTCAGCCATCAAGGCCAAGTTGTTTGTCGATGGCGTGCAGCGTGTTGAGCTGGACTCGCCTGCAGCCGACATTCGGATCAGCCGCACCCAGGCTGCGTACTGCATCTCGATCGACATTGTGCACGCCGGCATCGATGAGTAACTCCCCGCTCCCGCCCAACGCCACGCCGATGGAGCGCGCCCTGGCTGCCGTCGCCGAGCGCCTCGAGGCGATCCCGCTGCCATACCCGGATCTATGGAATCCGGACACGTGCCCAGACGGCCATCTGCCGTGGCTGGCGTGGACGCTATCGGTGGATGACTGGAAGGCGGACTGGAGCGATGCGGTCAAGCGTTCGCGCCTACGGAGCGCCATGGCAATCCAGCGCCGCAAAGGCACCGCCAACAGCGTCCGCATGGTGGTGGCCTCGTTCGGGGGAGCAGTGACCATCCGCGAGTGGTGGCAGCAGCAGCCACGCGGCCAGCCGCACACTTTCGAGCTGACACTCACGCTCAACGGATCCGATGGGCGAGCTGCGAGCGCTCGGTTTGTCGATGAAGTCATCGCCGAGGTCGAGCGCACCAAACCCGTTCGCTCGCACTTTGGATTCGTGCAGGGGCTGCAAGCCACCGGCAACGTCTCGCTGGTCAGCGGTATTCGCATCATCAACTACCGCCGTCTGTCGATGACGGCGCAGGGATTCGGCTTGCAGGAGCTGCAAGCCACCGGCAACGTTTCGCTGGTGAGCGGTATTCGCATCATCAACTACCGCCGTCTGTCGATGACGGCTCAGGGATAAACCATGGCACTACAACTGGTCCTCACCACCGCTGGTCGCGCGGCGCTGATCAACGCCGAGAAGAATGGCACCAACGCCGTCAAGGTGGCCAGCATCGGCTTCACTGCGGCGGCATTCGCTGCAACGGAAGACCTGAAGAGCGTCCCGAGTCAGCACCTGGCGCTCTCCAGTATCTCTGGCGGCACGACGTCGTCCACCACCATCCACGTCACCGTCAACGACACCAGCCGGGCGACCTACGAGGTACGCGGGTTTGGACTGTATCTGGAAAATGGCACGCTACTGGGTAGCTACTCCCAGCCCGATCTCATCATGGAGAAGGCGGCCGCCTCGGACCTGCTGATGTCGGCCGACATCCTGTTTTCAGGGGTTACCGTGTCTTCGGTCACGTTCGGCAACGCCAACTTCACCAACCCGGCCGCGACCACCGAGAAGGAAGGCATTGTCGAACTTGCCACGCGAGCAGAAGCGATTGCAGGCGTGGACCCACAACGTGCCGTCACACCGGACGCATTGAAAGCCGCGATCGATAGCCGCAGTGGGTGTGCGCGCTTTGAGGCGTCCGGCACCTTTGTTGTTCCGGCAGGAGTAACGGCGATCTACGTCAGCGGCTGTGCCGGCGGTGGTGGCGGCGGCGGCGGCGGAACGCGCGCCGAGAAGTCCAATGGGACGGGGGTCTACACCGCGACCGGCGGTGGCGGCGGAGGTGCAGGCCAGTCCATCCAGCGCGTGCGCTTTGCGGTCACGCCTGGGGTCAGCCATCCCATCGTCATCGGTGCCGGCGGATCGGCTGGGACAGGCTCAAGGACAGACGGTGCATCTGGAGCCGCTGGTAGTGCGGGGGGCGCAACGGTCATTGGCAACCTCATCACCCTGGCCGGAGGCCAGGGCGGCGGCGGCGGGCTGACGGGCGCCAATCAGGTCAGCGGCGCTGCTGGCGGAGATGGCTATCCGGCGGGCGGCGACTCGGCATCTATCGCCGCGGTTTCGCCCTATGGCCCCGCCGGCACCGGTGGTTCCTGCGCGTTTGGCGGCGGCGGACCGGGCGGGCGGAGTGCCGGCGAAACGACATCGGCCAGTCGTAAAGGCTATGGCTTTGGTGCAGGCGGCGGCGGTGGGGGCGGCGTGTCCAACGGCTCCAACGCAGCGACGTTTGGCAAGGATGGTTCCACCGGGTGCCCCGGCTTCGCTTTTATTGAGTGGTGCTGAGATGACGATTGGACGTTACGCGATGATCCAAGCCGGGACCGACGTGGTGGTCAACATCATCGTTTCCGATAGCGCCTTCACCATTGACGGTTTCGAGTTCCGCGCACTCCAAGACAAGACCGTGTGCGAGCCTGGCATGTACTTCAATCGTGGCGATGGGCTGTACTACTTCGACGCGCAGTTCACCCAGCGCGAAGTCATCGCACCTGAGCCGCCTGCAAATTTGTAGCACTGCTGCACCGCGTAGATCACGCAGTTACAGCACAACTGCGGTGTCATCCTGCACGCGCGCGACGACCATGACTGCATGGGCAACGCATCCTCCGCATTGAGTAACGCCATTCGCCTCGGCACCGTTGCCGAGGTGAATCTCGCCACCGCGCGATGCCGCGTGCAGGTCGGGGAGATGCTGACCGACTATCTGCCCTGGGTGGTCACACTGGCGGGTAGCACGATCATCTGGTCGGCGCCGAGCATCGGCGAACAAGTCGTAGTGCTGTCGCCCGCTGGCGACCTGGCCGATGGCGTAGTGCTACGGGGCTTGTACTCCGACCAATTCGCAGCGCCTGCAGCATCCGACACGCTCCACGTGCTGGGCTTTGCCGATGGCGCGCAGATCCATTACGACACCGACGCGCATGCGCTGCAGGCCACGCTACCCAGCGGCGGCACCGCCTCCATTACTGCCGATGGCGGCATCACGCTCAATGGCCCGCTGACCGTCAACGGCAAGACGATGCTCAACGGTGATGCCACCATCACCGGTACCGCGACTGCGACCGCCGATGTCATTGGCGGCGGGATCAGTCTCAAGAACCACAAGACCACCGGTGTGACCGCCGGCAGCGCGCTCAGCGGTGGCCCGCGGTGATCGGCGTCGATGCCACCACCGGCCGTGTGATCGAGGGCGAGCAGCACCTGGCCCAATCGATCGCCTGCATCCTCACCACGCCCATCGGCACGCGTGAGCAGCGCCGCGACTTCGGCTCGCTACTGCCGGAGCTGATCGACCAGCCGTTCAACGGTGCCACCCGCACGCTGCTCTACGGCGCCACCGCCACCGCATTGATGCGCTGGGAGCCGCGCCTGCGCCTGACCCGCGTCGACCTGGTCATCGGCGATGAGCCTGGCAGCTTCGTGCTGACCATCGATGGCGAACGCACCGACGTTGCTCCCGCCAATGCGCGCTCGCGCATGACCATCCCGCTCCGCTTCCGCTCTTCCTGATCGAGGAACCTATGTCTACTACCTACCACCACGGCGTTCGCGTCATCGAAGTCAGCGCAGGTGCGCGCGTCATCCGCACTGTCTCCACCGCCATCGTCGGCCTGGTCGCTACGGCGTCCGATGCGGACGAGAAGATCTTTCCGCTCAACAAGGCCGTGCTGGTCACCGACGTGCTGGGTGCCATCGCCAGTGCCGGCACCAAGGGCACCTTGCGCGACACCCTGCAGGGCATCGCTGACCAGACCAACCCGGTAACCGTCGTGGTGCGCGTGGCCGAAGGTGAAGACGCGGAGAAGACCTCGTCCAACGTCATCGGCAAGGCAGAGTCCAGCGGCTACACCGGCCTATATGCACTGCTCGCAGCACAAGCGCAGCTGGGCGTGCGCCCGCGCATCTTGGGGGCGCCTGGTCTGGACACACTGCCGGTCGCCAAGGCGCTGGCGACCATCGCCAAGAAGCTGCGGGCAATGGCCTATGTGCGGCCGGTCGCCGAAACCGTGGCCGATGCCATCACCTACCGAGGGCAGTTCGGCGATCGTGAGTTGATGTTGATCTGGCCGGACTTCCTGGCCTTCGACACCGCCACCAGCACCACGACAGCGGCCTATGCCACTGCACGTGCGCTCGGCCTGCGCGCCAAGATCGACACCGAACAGGGCTGGCACAAGAGCCTGTCCAATGTGCCCGTGGCCGGCGTCACCGGCATCTCCAAGGATGTGCATTGGGATCTGCAGGATCCTGCTACCGATGCGGGTTTGCTCAACGAGGGCGACATCACCACGTTGGTCAACTTCAACGGGCAGCGGTTCTGGGGGTCGCGCACGTGCGCGGAGGACAACATGTTCGCCTTCGAGACGGCCACGCGTACCGCCCAGGTCCTGGCCGACACCATCGCCGAGGGCGTGGCGTTCTACGTCGACAAGCCGATGCATCCCTCGATTGTCAAAGACGTCATCGAGACGATCAACGCCAAGTTCCGCGACCTGAAGGCGTCCGGCTACCTGATCGATGCCACCGCCTGGTTCGACGGCACCGTCAACAGCGCTACCACGCTCGCCGATGGTGCGCTGCGCATCGATTACGACTACACGCCGGTACCGCCGCTGGAGAACCTGCAGCTGTACCAGAAGATCACCACCAGCTACCTGGCCGACTTTGCCGAACGCGTCAACGCGTAACGCACCCGCCCTAGATTCCCGGAGAACCCGATGGCTTTGCCCAAGAAACTCAAAGCGCTCAACCTGTTCAATGACGGTGAGAGCTACCTCGGCCAGGTGGTCGAAGTGAAGCTGCCCACGCTGTCCCGCAAGATGGAGGAATATCGCGGCGGCGGTATGAATGGCCCGGTCGACATCGACTTCGGCCAGGAGAAGATCGAGCTCGAATGGAAGTGCGGCGGCATGATGCGCAGCGTGCTGAATCAGTACGGGGCCACCAGGCACAACGCCGTGCAGCTGCGCTTTGCCGGCGCCTACCAGCGCGACGACAGCGGCGCGGTGGATGCCGTCGAATTTGTGGTGCGCGGCCGTCACAAAGAGATCGATCCCGGTACCGGTAAGTCCGGCGACGACACCGAGTTCGCCGTCAAGACCTCCGCCAGCTATTACAAGCTGATGATCAATGGCTCCACCGTGATCGAGATCGATCTGATGAACATGATCGAGATCGTCAACGGCGTGGATCTGCTCGCCCCGCACCGCCGCGCCATCGGCGCCTGACCCTTTCGGCCTGGCGCCGCCAGGCCTCAGCCCTGAGACCTTCCGATGACCCAGACCTTTTCCCCAGCCATTCCCCTCGACCAGCCCATCACGCGTGGCGAGCAGACCATCGCCGACCTCAAGGTGCGCAAGCCTGGCGCCGGCGAACTGCGCGGCCTCAAGCTCACCGACGTGCTGCAGCTGGACGTCACTGCGCTGGCGACGCTGCTGCCGCGCATCTCTTCGCCCACGCTGACCATCGCCGACGTCAATGCGATGGATCCGGCCGACCTGCTGGCGGTGGGCCAGGAGGTGCAGGTTTTTTTCTTGCCGAAGGCACAGAGGGAAGCGGATTTCCCGACTGCGTAGAGGATGCGATGGCCGATGTCGCGGCCATCTTCCACTGGCCGCCGTCCGAAATGGACGGCTGGTCGCTGCACGAACTCACGGCGTGGCGCGAGCGTGCCCGCCTGCGAAGCGGAGCCGAATGATGCCTCACCCGAACCACGAGGCCGCCTAAATGGCGGCCTCCGACAATCTGCGCCTGCAGGTCATCCTGGCCGCCGTCGACCGCGCCACCGGCCCGTTCCGGCGCGTGTTGAACGGCAGCCGCGGCGTTGCCACCGCGCTGCGCAACCAGCGTGACGCGCTGCGTCAGCTCAACAGTCAGCAACGCGACATCGGCGCCTATCGTGAGCAGGTGGCGCAGGCACAGCGCGCCAAGGCCGCGCTCGATGCGCAGCGGCAATCGGTACGCACGCTTGCCCAGCAGATCAAGGCCACCGGCACGCCCACCGCCGCCATGAATGCCGAGTTTGAGCGCGCCGTGCGTACCGCACGCGAACTCAAGAGCGCACACGGTGCGCAGGAGGCCGGCCTGCAGCGCCTGCGTGGTCGCCTCGAAACGGCCGGAATCAGCACCCGCGAGTTGGTCACGCACGAGCGCCGGTTACGCGGCGAGATCGACAGCACCAACGCGGCCATGCGCGCCCAGCAGCAGCGCCTGGTGGCGATCGATGCTGCCCAGCGTCGCACTGCCCGCATCCAGAGCGCCGGCCTGCAGGCGAGCGCCTACGGTGCAGGCATGGCCTTTGCTGGCCAGCGTGCACTGGGCGCCTCGGTGCTGCCGATCAGCGATGCGATGGAGTTTGAGTCGGCCATGGCCGACGTGCGCAAGGTGGTGGACTTCAAGACGCCGCAGCAGTTCCTGCAGATGGGCCGCGATGTCGAGAACCTCTCGATGCGTCTGCCGATGCTGCCGGCGGACATTGCCAAGATCGTCGCGGCCGCCGGCCAGGCGGCGATCCCGCGCCAGGAGCTGGTCCGCTTCGCCGAGGACGCGGCCAAGATGGGCGTGGCCTTCGACAGCAGCGCCGAGGAAGCCGGCCAGACCATGGCCACCTGGCGCACCGCTTTCCGGATGGGCCAGGACGAGGTCGTAGTGCTGGCCGACAAGATCAACTATCTCGGCAACACCGGGCCGGCCAGCGTCAACAAGATCAGCGCGGTGGTGAACCGCATTGGCGCCCTGGGCGAGGTGGCCGGCCTGCAGAGCGGGCCGCTGGCCGCGCTGGGCGCCACCGTCGCCGGCATGGGCATCGAGTCGGAAGTCTCGGCCACCGGCATCAAGAACATGCTGCTCACCCTGGCCTCGGGCGAGTCGGCCACCAAGAGCCAGCGCGAGGCCTTCGACAAGCTGGGCATCAAGGCCACCGCCATGGCGGAGGTCATGCAGAAGGACGCAGGCGGGGCGATCATGTCGGTGCTGCAGAAGCTGCGCGCACTGCCCAAGGCTGAGCAGGCCGCGACCATGACGCAGCTGTTCGGGCGTGAGTCGATCGGCGCGATCGCACCGCTGCTGACCAATCTGGAGCTGCTGCAGGGCAACTTTGCCAAGGTCGCCGATGCGCAGCGCTATGGCGGCTCGATGTCGGCAGAATACGCGTCGCGGGTGGCCACCTCGGCCAACTCGCTGCAGCTGCTGAAGAACACCGCCGTGGTGGTGTCGCAATCGATCGGCCAGGCGCTGCTGCCGCAGTTCAAGGCACTGACCGAGCGCACGGCTGCGGTGGTCGGCCAGGTCACGACGTGGATCCGCGCCAATCCGGTGCTGGTTGGCGCGATCGCCAAGACGGCGATCGCCGGCGCCGCGCTAGTCACGATCCTGGGCGGCCTGCTGGTGGCCGGCGGCGTGGCCGCAATGGCGTTCTCGCAAATCCACGGCGCTGTGGCCCTGCTGTCGGGCGGTGGCGGCTTTGGTGCGCTGGTGCGTCAGGGGCTGGCGTTCGGTGGCCGCGTGCTGCCGATGCTCGCCAATGGTGTGCGCCTGCTGCTGCCGCTGCTCGGCGGGGTCAGCCTGCCGGTTCTGGCCATCGGCGCGGCCGTCGCTGCGGTGGCGCTGCTGGTGTGGAAATACTGGGGGCCGATCAAGGCCTTCGCCATCGGTGTATGGCAAGGCATCGTCGATGTCGCCGCGCCGGTCCTCGCCGAGCTGAAGACCGCGCTCGCGCCACTGGCGCCGGTGTGGGACACCATCGCTGCCGCGATAGGCAAGGCCTGGACGTGGGTCAAGCAGCTGCTGACGCCGTTCGAGGCCACGACCGCGCAGTTGCACGGTGCAACTCAGGCCGGTCGCGGGTTCGGGCAGATCCTGGGCGCGGTGCTGGTCACCCAGCTGCAGCTGGCGGTCAAGGCGATCGGCTGGCTGGTGCAGGCGTTTGTGTTCGTGCTGCCGGTGGTCAAGCAGATCCTCGGCGGGGTCTGGCAAGCGGTCCAGGGCACCTGGTCGCTGATCGTAGGCGTGTTCACCGGTAACGGTGATCGCATCCGCCAGGGGCTGCTGCAGCTGTGGGCCGGCATCAACCTGCAGTTGGCCAACTGGCCGGCCAGGATGCTGCAGGTCGGCGCGGACATGATCAGCTGGCTGTTTCAGCCGTTTGCGTCCGTGCTGCCGGTGATCAAGCAGATCGTCGGCGGTGTGTGGCAAACCGTCCAGGGCACGTGGTCGCTGATCGTAGGCGTGTTCACCGGTAACGGTGATCGCATCCGCCAGGGGCTGCTGCAGCTGTGGGCCGGTATCAACCTGCAGTTGGCCAACTGGCCGGCCAGGATGCTGCAGGTCGGCGCGGACATGATCAGCGGGCTGTTTCAGCCGTTTGCGTCCGTGCTGCCGGTCATCAAGCAGATCGTCGGCGGTGTGTGGCAAACCGTTCAGGGCATCTGGTCGCTGATCGTAGGCCTGTTCACCGGCAACGGCGATCGCATCCGCCAAGGGCTGCTGCAGCTGTGGGCCGGCATCAACCTGCAGTTGGCCAACTGGCCGGCCAGGATGCTGCAGGCCGGTGCGGACATGATCAGCGGCTTGCTCCAGCCATTCCCGTCCGTGCTGCCGGTGATCAAGCAGATCCTCGGCGGCGTCTGGCAAACGGTCCAGGGCACCTGGTCGCTCATCGTTGGCGTGTTCACCGGCAACGGCGATCGCATCCGCCAAGGGCTGCTGCAGCTGTGGGCCGGCATCAACCTGCAGCTGGCCAACTGGCCGGCGCGGATGCTGCAGGCCGGTGCGGACATGATCAGTGGCCTTGTGCAGGGCATCCGCTCCAAGCTCGGCGCGGCCAGTAATGCGATCGCCAGCGTTGGCACCGGCGTGGTCGACCGCTTCAAGGGTTTGCTGGGCATCCACAGTCCCTCGCGCGTGTTTGCCCAGCTGGGCGGCTTCACAATGCAAGGCCTCACCGTGGGCCTGCAGCGCGGCCAGGGCGCGCCTGTGCAGGCCGTCATGGCACTTGGCAACCGGCTGCGGGCGGTGGGCGCCGGCCTGGCCTTGGCGACGGCCACAGCGCCCGTGGCGGCGATCGACAGCCGGGCACCGCTGTCGGCCACCGCTCGCGCGCCCAGCGCCGCCAGCGCACCTGCAGGCGGCAACAGCTACGTCATCCACGTCCACGCCGCACCCGGTATGGATACGACCGCACTGGCGCGCGAAGTCGCTCGTCAGCTCGAAGAACGCGAACGGCGAACGGCGGCGACCCGCCGCTCCAGCCTGCGCGACGACTGAGGATCCACTCCCGATGATGATGTCCTACGGCACGTTTGTATTTGCCCTCGATAGCGCCGCATACCTGCAGCTGCAGCGGCAAATGAGTTGGCGCCACCCCACCAGCGAGCGCGTCGGTGCGCGCGCGGCCAGCCAGTTCCTGGGCCCAGGCGATGAGACCATCGAGCTGTCGGGACTGATCGCACCCGACCTGACCGGCACGCGCGGCTCGCTGACGACCCTGCGCAGACTCGCAGCAGACGGAGAGCCGCTGCCGCTGGTCGACGGCACCGGCTGGGTGTATGGGCCGTATGTGTTGCTGGCGGTCAACGAGACGTCCTCGCTGTTCTTCCCGGATGGCACGCCGCGCCGCGTCGAGTTTCAACTGAGCCTGCGCCGCACCGACGACGTTGCGCCCGAGGCGACCGCCGCATGAGCTACCCGATTCCACTATGGCGCGTGGTGCTCGATGGCACCGACCTCACCGAGCGCATTGCACCGCGCTTGCTTGATCTCACCCTCACCGAATGCCGTAGCGGCGAAGCCGACCAACTGGATCTGCGCATCCACGACCACGACGGAAAGATGGCGTTGCCCAAACGCGGCGTGCGCCTGGCCGTGGCGTTGGGCTGGAAAGACACCGGCCTGGTCGACAAAGGAACCTTCATCGTGGACGAGGTGGAGTACAACGGCGCGCCGGACATCATCACCGTGCGTGCGCGTAGTGCTGATTTGACCGCCAATGTGCGCACGCGGCGTGAACGCAGCTGGCACAACACCACGCTGGGTGCAGTGCTCAACACGCTCGCAAGCGAGCATGGCTTGACGCCACGCGTTGCCGAAGCGCTGGCACGCACCAAGCTCTCCCATCTCGACCAGGCCAACGAGAGCGACATGAATCTGCTCACCCGCCTGGGCCATCGCTTCGATGCAGTGGCAACGGTGAAGGGTGGTGCGTTGGTGTTCGCGCCGATCGGCGCCGGCACCACGGCGACCGGCAAACCGCTGCCGACTGTCGCCCTGACGCGACGCGATGGTGATCAACATCGCTACTCAGTCGCCGACCGCGATGCCTACACCGGCGTGCGCGCCTACTGGGTGGACAAGGGCAAGGCGCGGCGGCAGTCGGTGTTGGTCGGTAAGGACGACAACGTTAAGCGCCTGCGCGAGTCGTATGCAGATGAAGCAACAGCGCGCCAGCATGCACGGGCGGAGCTAGAGCGAGTGAAACGCGGCTTGGCGAAGTTCGACTTCACGCTGGCAATCGGGCGGGCAGACCTGTTCCCAGAGCAGACCCTCACGGTGAGCGGCTTCAAACCGGAGATTGATAGGCAGCGCTGGCTGATTGCAAAGACCACCCACGCCATCAACGGCTCAAGCGGTTTCACTACTTCGCTTGTGTTGGAGAGCACACCTTGAACCTTCGTGTACATCAACGTGCGGCATCCATACTAGCATCGCTACTTCTACAGATAAATTTTCTTACGGTCCCGTTCCCTTTCACAGCGACCTATCCCCCAGCATAATGTAGGAATTCTCTGATGGTCAGCTAGGCGAAGGACGTTTAGCCTTGGTCATCGACGTCGTGCGACTAGGAGAATGACAAGCAGATCGCAATAAGAACAGCGCACCAGAAACTCTAAAATCTGCTGAAAATAGGGCTCCTGGTCAATTATCTTTTCGTGTCGGAGTCGATCGACTGAACCTGCGCCGCTAATGAAAAGAACTATGCGGACAGCCCGACCGGGGAAAAATCGGAGAATCCAGATGGACCTGTGCACAACGTTGTTGCCGAAAACCCTTACTTTCATCACCACGTACCGATGCACTGCAGCCTGCACGCAGTGCTGTTTTGAAAGCAGCCCCAAGGTCAAAGGACGGCTTAGTCGTGACGAGATGATTCGGGCACTTCACGATGTAAAGAGTCGCTTTAAGTCGCTGCGTGTCGTGGTGTTCACGGGCGGCGAAGCGACCTTGCTCAAAGATGACCTGATTGCCGTCATCGCCGAGGCTACCTCTCTGGGTTTGGTCACGCGTATCGTCTCCAATGGCTCTTGGGGAAAAACGAAGGCTACGGCCAAGCGCTTGGCTGACAAGTTAGCCGGCGCAGGCTTGTGCGAGTTAAACATCAGCACCGGCAAGGACCACCAAGAGTGGGTTCCACAGGAATCAGTCGTCAACGCAGTGGAGGCGGCATTTAATGCTGGTGTACTTACTTTGGTGACGGTCGAAGCTGACACCGCCGACAGCGCAAAACTGGCAGCGCTTATGAAAGACCCAACCTTGACGACCCTCCGATCAAGGGGAGTGATTGTCCAATCCAATAGTTGGATGTCGTTCAAGGCCACTGGAGAGGAGCGAGACCACGCGCTTACAACGGGACGACGTGCCACACCATGCGAACAGATTCACAGCAACATTGTCGTCACGCCGTACGGCGAGGTCTCGGCGTGCTGTGGGCTGACGTTGGAGCACATTCCCGAAATGAAGTTGGGAACAATGCATGAGGGTGTTTCCGACACATATCTACTACAGCGTGATGACTTCCTCAAATACTGGCTGCGCATGGACGGCCCGGGGGAAATCGTGCGCAAGGTCATGGGCGATGAGCGCGCTGATGAATTGCTGTCCGATTCTGTACACATCTGCCAGGACTGTGCCGTGCTGCACAAGAACCCCGAGATTCGCGAGCGAATTGCTGCTACTTACGAGCAATTCGTTCCAGAGGTGATGAGCCGCTACGCGCTCACCTCAGCTATCGATCAACTTGTCGAACAAAAGGAGTGTGGACGGTGAAGCGACGGAATTTCATTCAGTCAAGTCTTGTAGCCGGTGCCGCTGCTGCTGCTCCCGTGGGCGCGGCAGCGATCGAAGGCACAGCAAGGGTGTTTGGCGAGCCCGCAAGCCTAACCGGTGGCACGGCCAATGCCACGGTTACCAAGATGCTGCTTCCGCTGTCGCGGGGAGGCATGCCAGCGGAAGGATGGGACCGCTGGTCGCGCTTGTCCGCCGCCGTTGTTCAAATGTTCTCAGACCCGGCGCAGCGCGAGGTGTTCAACTCGAACCCACAGAAATTTTTGTCCACGGTGGGGTACGATGCCCGAGCGCTTGACGCGCCAACCCTATCCCTGCTCGTTGCGCTTTCAGCACCAGAAGTCCAGAGCGCAGTCCACGAAAAGGACTATGCATCGCTGCTCAGCTATCTTCATGTTTCCGGAGCGCTGGATAGGCCAAAGCCGGATGCGCTTACCCAACAGATGGCCAAGGTTCTATCCACGAACCTTGGGATCATCAAGGAATCCTTGGGGCTGGCCCCAGATTCACCACTGACGGGCGAAATCGTCCAGAAGTTCGTTTCAACCGGCAACGCTTCGCCGTCGACGGCTGACTTGGCCGCGATCGGTAACATTGCCGAGTTAGTGCGTGTAGCACCGGGTCAGGCAGTTGTTGGAGCGTTCGCGCTAGCTGTGGCAGCGGTAGAGGCGGCAGTGGGTGTGCACGCCGTAGCCGTCCTGTTCACTGCTATTACATTTGTCAACAGCGTGTCGGTAACTGGCCAGAGACCCATGGATCAAGTGGCTGAGATGTCAGCGTTCACAGGGCAGATGAGTCGCTTAGATCCGGAGATCTGCGAAAGTTGCAGCGTTGCGCAGCGCGCTGCTGCAATGCTGGGCGCTCCTGCGTTGTATTCGGAGCACGCGAAGTTGGTCATCCGAAACGAAGTGGCGGCGTTCCTGCGCGCCATGCAACAAGTGGGCCTGATTTCATATGAGGAACACGCATTTCCCACTATCGTCGATGCTGTTTATGAATATGGCATGCGCACGATTGCAGCATAGGAGAAATTAAACATGAATTGCGATATCCCACTGCACTTGGCCGATGGCAAGACATATCTTGCGATCTTCGGTCCGTTCGTGCTTGTCATGGGGCTCGTGGCATATATGCTCTATGCCGGCAAAGCGCCAACTCCATCGAAAAAGGCTGCTCTGGCGGCGGTTCTCCTAGTCAATATTGGAGCTGCGTCATTCTTCATCTGGCAGGCACGTAGCGCTCAAGTTACTGTCGGTGACGACAGCCTTACACTGCGCGTCGGGACGGAGAGGGTGATCGTGCCGTTGAGCGCCCTGCGCTTGGACGAAGCATTGGATGCAACATCCATTCGCTTCCCCCTACGCAAGTTCGGCACCAGCCTGCCGGGAATGCACACTGGCTGGTTCCGAAAAGAGGGAGGCGGTGACGCGTTTTTACTGCGCTCTTCGGAGCCGTCGACGCTAGTCCCGACCTCCAATCAATTCGACGTGGTCATTCCCACCGTGGCCTACGAACAAGTACGCCAGTGCGCATCTGCCCCCAGAGCAGCGCAGTAGGTTCTGTAATCGGATGATTGCTGATCAGCCGGCGGCCTTCCGCCGGCTTTTTTATGACCGCCGCTTTGCCTAGCGACATCAATCATTAAACGTCTGCCGCTGGTTGCCGATAACGCACTCTTTTGCGAGGACCAGCTGTCCTATCTGTAACTCGATCAGGACTTCTTTTTTTTGCGCCCGCCAACATTGATTTGCATGTGGCTTTGGTCGACGATCGCTGTCGTCGAAACCGCTTGGCCCACGTCGCTGTTGTCGAACGACAGGACTGGGCCAGCTCCTGCACTGGAAGACGAGGCATCGCTTGCCAAGCCCAATGCCGCAAGCACAGCGTTGCGAGCAGCCGGTGCTGCATCTTTGAACGCAGACAGCAGGAGCCTGTCAGCAGGGTCCAACTGCGCCCGCTGTCCGGACAGCACGTACATGACATCAACGCCACGGTCTAGCGCGGCCAGTAGATAAGCTCCGCCGGGCAGATTGATGTCTTTCTCGAAGTTCAGTTGCGCGTAGCGCGTGAGGCCGAGTTGCACAGCCATCTCGTCCTGCGTCAGGCCAAGTCGCTTGCGCTCTTCCTTCAGGCGTTTCCCTACGGTCATTACAGGCATTTCCTTACTTGACAATGTTGAGTTAAGTCCACAAAATTCCCAAAAGTAGACGGAAACGCCACATGCCCCGGAAGAGTCAAATGCAGCAGTTCACGCCCCGCAGCCCGGAACAGGCGCGGCAGTGGCTCGAAGCAAATGGCATCACGGTCTCGGCATTCGCCAGACAGAACGGCGTGGATCGGTCGATCGTGCATGACCTGCTCCGTGGCCGTTCTCAAGGCAAATATGGCGAGTCTCACAAGGCGGCGATCGCCCTAGGCCTCAAGGCACCACCCAATAGTGCCACAGAAATCCCAACCGCTAAGAGCTCAAGGGGGTGAGCATGTTCGGTCGGAAAAAAATCGTGTTTCGCTGCGAAGCGTGCAGTGCACGTCTCATCAAGCGCACCAGCGTCCTCGCACACAAGTTCCTTCGGCATGACTCCTATGTTTGCGAGAACCCGATGTGTGGTGCGACCTATACAGGCCACTCGGAATTGACTGGGATTGCCAGCCCCAGCGGTGTGCCCACCTCACACAGCGAGCTTCCACCAACACCGGCGTATCAGCGCGCCCAAGCGCTGCAGGCCTACCGCGAATCGCTAGGCGACCGCCAGCTGGATTTGCTTCCCGTCGGCGGCGAGCAGTTCTTCCCTCACCTCTGAGGCATCCCTAATGCGAAAGACCATTGATTGGGCGGCATTGCCGCCCACGGCGAAGCTTTGCCTGGAAGTTGCGCTCATCCACGGCGGCTTGGCGAAAACCGAACACGGCTACATCGGCCGCACTGCCGCGCCGGACACAGATCAGCGCTTCGGAGCAGTTCCGGTTGCCGCGCTTATGCGCGAAGGCCTTGCCACCTCTGACGCCTCCGATGAGCGCCTTGTCGCGCTGACCGACGCCGCGGCGGCTTTGTTCCATCTCCAAAGGGTAAGCACCGAGGTCGGTTCGTGAGACACGCCAATAGCTGGTTCACCGCACAAGAGCCGCGATTCGTTGATGCGGCCAGCAATGTCCCGCAGCGCATAGCGCCGCACGCCAAGCACGAAGAAGCACGACTGCTCGCTGCTGCCGTTGACGCGCACCGTCGTGCTGGCGGCGCTTATGTCGTGATCGACAAGGCCCCCTCTCCGCACGCGCCTCGGCGCCGGTTCGGCGTCTAAGGAAGTTCAATGCAAGAGGATCTGCGGCAACAGGTGCTGTCCCGGCTGGAACGGGATTACGGACTCAAGCACCGTAGTGGTACCGAGTACATGCGCGGCGGCAAGTGTCCGTCGTGCGGCAAGAAAGAGCTTTACACCAACCATCTCAAGCCTTGGGTGGTGAAGTGCGGCCGCCAATCCAAGTGCGGGCGCGAGCTGCACGTCAAGGATCTGTACGACGACCTGTTCGACGACTGGTCCAAGCGCTTCCAGCCAACGGCAGCGGCCCCCAACGCTGCGGCCGATGCGTACCTGCAGTTCTCGCGTGGCTTTGACCTGGCGCCGCTGGAAGGCCTCTACACCCAGGACAGCCACTACGATCGCAAGATCAGCGCGGGCACCGCGACTGTGCGCTTTGCGCTGGTCAAGGGCGGCTGGTGGGAGCGCCTGATTGATCGTCCGCATCGCTTCGGCAAGCAGAAGGCCCGCTTTGCACCAGGCCAGAGCTATGCAGGGGTGTGGTGGGCGGCGCCTGCATCGCTGACAGCCATGCAGACCGCGCGCGAGGTGTGGATCGTCGAGGGCATCTTCGATGCGATCGCGCTCCTGCAGCACGGCCTGTGTGCAGTGTCGGCCATGTCCTCCAACGCATTTCCGGAAGAATCGCTGCGCGAGCTGGCGAAGGCCCGCATGGCCGATCTTCCGGCGCTCGTGTGGGCACTGGACAACGAGCCAGGCGCCCGTGCCTACACGCACAAGCACATCAAGCGCGCAGCGGCGCTGGGCTTCGACTCGCGGGCCGCGCAGATCGTGCAGCGCGACGGCAAGAAGACCGACTGGAACGACCTGCATCTGCGCGCGATCGCGTCCGACGATCCCAAGCAATGGGACAACGACGTCAAGGAAGCCCGCTACCAGGGCGACCTGCTCGTGGCCCGCACGGCGGTGGACAAAGGCCTGTTGATGTTTGAGCACGACGGCCGCAACGACTTCTGGCTGGAGTATCGCTCCCGCCTGTACTGGTTCGACTTCGACACGCAGCGCTTCGACAAACTGCGTAAAGAGAAGCTGGGCGACATCGATGCCGACGACGGTGACGAGGTCGCGGCCGAGGATCTGAGGAAGATCAAGCGCGCCGCCTGTTCTGTGCAGAAGATCGCCAACTGCTACCCGGAGGCACTGTATTTCCAGCGGCAGGAGGTCACGGACGAGAGCTGGTACTACTTCCGCGTCGATTTCCCGCACGACGAACCCAGCGCAAAGGGCACCTTTACCGGTGGCCATGTCTCCAGCGCGTCCGAATTCAAGAAGCGCCTGATCTCTCTGGCGGCCGGCGCCATGTTCACCGGTACCGGCCACCAGTTGGACCGCCTGATCGAGGAGCAGACCGAGGCCATCAAGAAGGTCGACGCCATCGACTTCGTGGGCTACAGCAAGGAACACCGCGCCTATCTGCTCGGCGATATGGCCGTGCGCGACGGTGAGCTGGTGACGGCCAACGAAGAGGACTACTTCGAGTTCGACAAGCTGCGCTTGAAGACCACGCAGAAGTCCATCCGGTTGGAGATTCAACGCGACGCCGAGGCATTCCGTGTGGACTGGCTGCCGTGGCTATGGCAGTGCTTCGGCACGCACGGCATGGTCGCCATGACGTTCTGGTTTGGCTCGTTGTTCGCGGAGCAGATCCGCGCCGGGCACAAGAGCTTTCCGTTCCTTGAAGCCACTGGTGAGGCCGGTGCCGGCAAGACCACGCTGCTGACGTTCCTGTGGAAGCTGCTAGGCCGCTCGGACTACGAGGGCTTCGACCCGGCCAAGTCGTCCAAGGCTGGCCGTGCGCGCGCCATGGGCCAGGTGTCCGGCATGCCCGTCGTCCTGCTGGAGGCCGACCGCAGTGAGCCTGACAAAGCGCACTCCAAGACGTTCGAGTGGGATGAGCTGAAAGACTTCTTCGGCGGCGGCACCCTGGCAACCCGTGGCGTGCGCAACGGCGGTAACGAGACCTACGAGCCGCCGTTTCGCGGCACGATCGTGATCACCCAGAACGCTGCGGTGGACGCCAGCGAGGCGATCCTCACGCGCATCGTGAAGCTGCACTTCAAACGGCCGCAGGTCACCACCGAAAGCCGAATCGCGGCCGACAACCTCAACGCGCTGCAGGTCGAAGAAGTCAGCCACTTCCTTGTGCGTGCCATCCGCCAGGAACGCGCCATCCTCGATCTGTTCGCCGAGCGCGTAAAGGTCTTCGAGGCCAAGCTGCGCGCGCAGCAGGATCTGCGCCTGGAACGCGTCATCAAGAACCACGCGCAGATGCTGGCGCTGTTCGACTGCCTGCGCCTGGTCATCACCATCCCTGACGACATGGTCGAGCAGACACGGCTCGCGCTGTTGGAAATGGCCCTGGAACGGCAGAAGGCGATTAGTGCGGACCACGCGATGGTCAACGAGTTCTGGGAGGTCTACGAATACCTCGAAGCCACCGGACACGGCAAAGCTGTGGTCAACCACAGCCGCGACGCGCAGCGCATTGCGATCAACCTCAATCACTTCGCTGCGCGGGCCGCGCAGTTCAGTCAGTCCGTGCCCGATCTAAAGGTGCTACGTGCGCTGCTCGGCGACTCGCGCCGGCACAAGTTCATAGGCGCGAACGTGGCGGTCAACAGCGCCGTCCTCAAGGACGATCTGACCGGCGTCGGCACCACCGTGAAGTGCTGGGTGTTCGCCAAATGAGCGCACTCGCACATGTGGGAAATTTTGAGAAATTTTCGTTGACATCTGCCCAGGAGCGGAGCAACCATTACCGCGTCGCCGCAAAATCGGCGACCGGGATTGGCGTCCCGTACTTACACGGCGCAACAGCGCCCATCGATCGATGCTCGGCGCTTTTTTCTCGCCCGGCGTTCGCTCGGGCGCGTGCCTGCCAGTTCTATGGCGGGCGGTGCGTGGGGGCCGCAAGGCCCGCCGGTTCCGTGTATCCGGTACGCCAACCCGCACCGTCCGCCACCCCGATTGGCGTCGGGGCGGCGGATTTCTGTCAAAGCACGGAGTTCCGCATGTCCTACGACGCTCAAGAAGCGCCGGCTAATGCCGCGCGTCAGATCGCCCATTACTTCGGCCTGATCGCCGACACCCTCGATTGGAACCACACCGCCTGGCTCGCCCTGCAGGCGAAGCTGCAGGCCATGGGCAAGGCGCCCGAGGCACTGACGTTGGCCGATGTCGAGGCCGCCATTTCCAGCACCAATGCCGACCTGGCAGAGGTGCGCCAGTGAGCCGCCGCGACCTGCATAAAGCGCTGCGCGTCGTTCCCGGCGTCTACCTGCTCCTGCAGATCCGGGCGACCGACGTCCTGGCCGAACTGTACGCCGACAGCCTGCATGACCGCCCGCCGGTCATGTTCGCCTGCAGCGCGATCGAAAAGGCGTCCGAGTTGTTCCTGGTCGATGACGGCACTGGCCTGGCCATTGGCTCGTTGCACGTTGTGATGCCGGGAGCCGAGGCCGCCGCGCTGCAGGAATGGGTAATCGATCGCATGCCCGCATTGGAGGTGGCTTGATGGACGCTGCTCACCCAAATGTACAGCTGCCGGCGGACGCCGATTTCTCGATCAACGAAGAGGAGCAATACCGCCTCTGGCGCGCGTACCACGCGGCCGCATTGCTCGCGGCGCTGACCAATGATGTCGCGATCGAGGCAGGCATCAATCACGACGGACCGGCAGCAGTGGCCGAGTACATCCGCCACGAACTACTTGATGTGCTCAACGGCGCGCAGCGTCTGCGTGAGCCTGACCCCAGCATCCCGCCATCCGGCGCCGACCTGATCTAACCCCGCAACAGCGGGCCGGCGGGCGGTGCTGTAACACCGCCCCAAGGCCCTCCACCAACGCAACTCAGGAGAGTCGATATGCAACAGCACACTGGAACACGTCCAGCCACAGCAGCACGTCCGTCGGTTTTGAGCACCGGACCTGGCGCGGAGGCTAGCACGCCGGCCGTCGTCGCCTACGATCGCGGCATGGGCGACTGCTCGGCGACCATCACCATGCACGTCACGCATGGTGCGGTTGTGGTCACTGCCACCCTGGACATGGGACCACTTCGCCAGGAGCGTCAGTCCTGGGAGCGGCGTCGCGGCACAGGCACCGGCTGGAAACTCATCGACGGCCCCCGCCTGTGGACAACGGTGGAAGACCGGATCAGCACAGAGTTGGCCGAGTTCATGGACGGCCTGGACTTCCCCTTCGACCTGGCCAACATGCTGCCGCGCCGACCGACTGCCGCTGCCGCCGCTGCTGTGGCCCAGGCCGCGCAGGAGGTGGCGCATGGTTGAGTTGCTCGCTTTGGCGATGATCCTGGCGCCAGCCGCCGGCGGCGCGCTGGTCTACAAGCTGTGGGCCTCGCGCCGTCCACGCCTCACGCAGACCGGCCTGGCTGTTGGACAGGTGCCGCAGCGCCTGCGTCGCCGCACCCGCATGGCTGTGCGGCGGGAGGCTGCTCATGGCTGAGTCCGTCATCCTTCTAGGCCCGCAGGGCAGCTGCAAATCGCTCAACGCCGAGGTGCTGTGTCAGCAACTCGGCCTGCAGGAGGTCATCGAACTGGACGATTTGTTGTTCACGTTCCGAGCTGATCGGCTGGAACCTTTCGGGCAGCTGATCCTGACCTGCAACGAACAGCAGGCGCAAACGTGGTCGGTACGCTGGGGCTTGCGTCTCATGCGTGTCGCAGAAGCACGCGCCCAGCTCGGCGCCGCATGGAGGACGCAGCCATGAACCTGCAGCGCACGATCGAAATTGCCCGCGCTGCCGCGCGTATGGGAGAGCCTGGCACCCTGTCGACCGGGGAGGCGCTGACCGCCGCTCTGGTGCTGAATCGTGCCGATTGGCTGGCCGAGATGGACTACACCATTGCCCAGGCGCTCGACCGGATCGACTCCGACACCGTGCAGCATCTCCGGGACGCCGAGCGCGTGCTGCGCCTGGAGGTACCGTGACGCAACGTCAGGTCGACCACGATAGTCCTCTCCCGCCCTGCAAGAACGGCCACCTGGCTCGCCATATGCTCGATGCCCGCCGCCCCGAGGCGGGCGGCGGGCACTTCATCGAGTGCGTGTGTGGGCGCACGCAGAAGCATCCCAGCTACGAGCTGGCCATGATCGAATGGCGCCGAGCGCATCGGATCCGCGCACCACGCCAGCCACGTCACTGCGCCCCAAACGTCGTGCAGCTCGGCCTGCGCTTCACTGGCACGCGCCAGCGATGATCGAGGGCGCGAATATGGAAGGGTTTCGCAGGGCTTGCGAGGCGCGCCACTGGCTTCGGCAGGGCTATGTGGATGCAGCCAAGGTGCGAGAGCTACGGTTCCGAATCGCGGCCCAGCGCGGCTACGCCGCAGCTGACATGCTCGTGGAGGAAATGCGCGAGCAATGGCGGCACAGGCGGGAGTGGACCAAGGAGCAAGATGCATGAGCGGAGGTGTACTGACATTTGAGGATCTGCGGCGCCTGTGCGCGCCAGTTGGCCCCTCCCCGCGTGCAGCAACCGTGGTGCGTTGGGCCAACGATCAGGGCATCCGTTACAAGTACGACGGTCGAGGTGGGATCTGGACAACGCTAGATGCGCTCAATGCCGCCCTTGGGTTGCAGCAAGACAACGCCACCGAGATGGATACAGAACAGGAGCTGATGTAATGGCACGAGGCCGCAAGCGCAAATTCAATCCACTCATACCGGCACACATTGACCAGGCCGCGCTGCCGCGCGGCCTGTATTGGGAGGATGGCCGGTGGTACGTCGTCGAGCCGCATCCAGAAGGCGGGGCCACACGAAAGCAAACCGTGGCGTACGCTGGAGCTCGTCTATCGGAATTGCATGGAATCGTTGAGGAACGTGCAGGTAGGGGCACGCGCGGCACGTTGCGCTATCTCTTCGATCGCTTTCACGAGTCGTTGGAGTTCAAGGAACTAGCAACCGACACGCAAGATGACTACCGGCGTTATGCCGACTCCATTGCCAACTATCTCCGCAAAGACGGATCGAAGTTGGGCTCGGTGCAGGTTGATCGCATCACCACGCCTGTGGTCCAGCGACTCGTAGAAGTCTTCGCGATGGGGCGGCCAGCCAACCGTTACCAACCCGCGCTTCCAGCGACGCCTAGTAAGGCAAATCACCTTCACCGCTATCTACGTCGCACACTCGCGTGGGGCGTGCGCGTCGGCCTATGCAGATCGAATCCAGCCATCGGCGTGAGGCAAGCACGCGAAGCAAAGAAACACCGGATGCCGACGCCGGCCGCGTTCGACAAGGTGCTGACCTTCGCAAGAGAGCGCGGCTCCCTTCCGCCGCATACAAAAGGCAGCTGCCCGAGCTATCTCGCGCCAGTCATGGTCCTCGCGTATAGCGCGCGCCTACGCGGCATCGAGGTGTGCACACTCAACGACACACATAAGCAGCCAACAGGCATCCATGCGCAACGGCGCAAGGGATCACGCGACACGCTTACCGAGTGGGATCCAGAGATGATCGAAGCGTGGGATTTCCTCATAGCACGACGAACCGCCATATGGACCAAAAACGGTCGAAATTTTGCAGTCCCGATCAAGGCTGAGGATCGGCGCCTACTTGTTGAACAGACCGGTAATCCGATGGCTAAGTCATCGCTTGATAGTGCCTGGCAGCGATTCATCACACTCGCAATGAAAGACGGGATCATTTCGAAGCAGGAGCGCTTTTCGTTACATGGCCTAAAGCATCGCGGCATTACCGACACAGTGGGTAACCGAGGCGACAAACAAGATGCTGCAGGGCACGTGACACCAGCAACGACAGGCCGTTATGACCATGCGCTGCCGGTGGTAAAACCGCCAAAGCGCAGCTAA